CGGACCAGAACCAATTAACACTTCTTATATTTATACATGCGTTACTGGTTATTGGGCCGTGGATACAGAAACAGGAGCCGTTACTAAATTCTCATGACATACGACGAATTAGCGGGTTCCGTAAAATTATCTGAAGGCTTTAGAGATCACGTATATATAGATACGGAAGGATTTCGCACGATTGGCTGGGGCCACAAAGTGGTGCATGAAGATAAATTTGAAGACGGCAAGACTTACACAAAAGAAGAACTACAAGACGTATTTGATAAAGATTTAAACAAAGCGATAGGTCAAGCAAGGCAACTTATGGAAGAACATGGTGTTGCTGATTTGCCTACAACCGCGCAACATACCATTACCGAAATGGTATTTCAGCTTGGAAAGTCAGGTGTTTCCAAGTTTCGTAATATGTGGAAAAACCTGCAGGACCGAAATTTTGAAGGCGCAAGTCTAGAGATGCTAGACTCGAAATGGAATCGTCAAACTCCAAATCGCTGTAAAAAATTATCGGATCAAATGAAATCATGCGCTTAGAAAATTTTTTTACATATTACAAGAAACAATTATTAGATAGACAAAAGCAAGTAGAAGAGTCTATACTAAGCGGACTTTGTAAAAGTTGGGAAGATTACAAGTATTTGACGGGTAAGCTTGCCGCATTAACACAAGAAGTACAGGAACTCACGGACCTGCTAAAAAAACAGGAGCTAGAAGATGACTAAACCAAAACTAATAGTCCCAAAACATGTTTGGGATGGTAAACAAGCAGAACAAAAGAAACAAGAATTAGAAAAGATTCCTGAACCAACTGGTTTTAGAATTGTTTTATTTCCTTTACGATTAGAAGGTAAAACAAAAGGCGGTGTTATTCTTACTGATGACACAATTCAAGAGTCACAAATAACAACAAATATATGTAAAGTTTTAAAAATAGGTCCAAGTGCCTATAAAGATAAAGAAAGATATCCTGATGGACCATGGTGCAAGAAGGATGATTGGGTTTTAATTACTAGATATGCGGGATCAAGAATTAAAATAGATGGGGGCGAATTAAGAATTATTAACGACGATGAAGTCCTGGCAGTTGTTGATGATCCGAGAGATATATTGCCAGCTAATATTTTATAAACATGGAGAACTCTATGCAAAATGCTAATGAGAAAATGGTTCCAATAGACACATCAGGTGATCCCGTTGAAGTGGAACTTAATGATGAAAAAGAACAAATTGAGGTTAAAGAAGAACCTCAAAAAGAAATCGAAGTTCAACAAGAAGAAGAAATTGTAGAACAAGAAGAACCAAAAAAGGTTAAGGAAGAAGAAGAAGTTCCAGTAGATCCTTATGAAACAGGTGATCTTGATAGTTACAGTAAAGGTGTAAAGAAAAGAATTAACAATCTCGTAGGAAGAATGCGAGAAATGGAAAGACTTTATGAAACTACACAAAAAGAAAATGAAGAACTTAAAAAGAAATATAGTAGCGTAGGTAGAGGTTATGTATCTGAGTTTGAAGGTAGAGTTACATCTTCAGTAGAAGCTGCTAAATCAAAACTTAAAAAAGCTATAGAAGATAATGATACGGAAGGACAAGTTGCTGCGCAAGAACAATTAGCGCAAGCAAAAGCAGACGCTGTACGCTTAGGTAATTTAAAAGCTAATCAAAAGAGAGACGAAGAAGCTCAAAAAGCTTTTCAACAACAGCAAACGCAAACGCCTCAACAACAGCAATCTTATCAACCTGTAGACTATAAAGCAGAAGATTGGGCAGCAAAAAATACATGGTTTGGAACAGATAAAGCTATGACTGCTACTGCAATGTCTTATCATGACGAATTATTGCAAGAAGGATTTGACCCAACGTCAGATGAATACTATAATGAAATAAATTCTTATATAAGAAGCGAGTTTCCTCATAAGTTTAAACAAGCTCAAGAGGAGAAGAAAACCGAAACGAAACAGCCCGTTCAGACTGTAGCGTCGGCCGTACGAAAAACAAAATCTGGACGCCGAGTAGTGAAGCTCACACCTTCACAAGTTGCAATAGCTAAAAGACTCAATGTGCCACTAGAAGAGTACGCAAAACACGTGAAGGAGGCGTAATGACTGAAACAATTAAAAAAACCTCACGCAAATTAGAAACCCGTGAAAAGGATGTTCGAAAAAGAGGATGGGTTCCTCCTTCGAATTTAGAAGCACCAGAAGCACCAGAAGGTTTTCACCATCGGTGGGTACGATCTGAATATCGTGGTATGACTGATGAAAAAAATATCATAGGTCGTCTACGAAGTGGATATGAATTTGTAAAATCAGATGAGTATCCAGATAGATTAGATTTACCATCAATTGCCGAAGGAAAATACAAAGGTGTTATAGGTATAGGCGGATTATTATTAATGCGTTGTCCGATTGAAGTGAAAGAAGACCGGGATGATTATTTCCGTAATCTTACAAATCAAAAGACAGATGCAATTGAAAATGATCTTCACAAAGATGAGCATCCAGCGATGCCGATCCATCAGGAAAGGCAAAGCAGAGTAACTTTTGGAGGCAAAAAATCTTAATGAGTAAGGTTCATGTCTCTAAAAAAGTAATAGGAGACTGATATGGCTAATATAGATGCCGCTTTCGGTTTACGTCCAATTGCTAAAGTGGGTTCCGCTCCTGGTGGAACTACTGGAACAACTAAATACTCTATAGGTGACAACCAAAGTACTGCGATATTCACTGGCGACCCCGTTAAATACAAAAACGATGGTACTGTTGAAGTAGCTACTGCGAGTGACGCTCTTTTAGGTGTATTTTTAGGCTGTTTTTATACAGATCCAAGCACTTTAAAACCGACGTTCCGAAATTTTTTCCCAGCTTCGACATCACCTGGTGATGCGATAGCTTTCGTTTGCGACGACCCAGATCAATTGTATGTTGCACAGCAAGATTCAGTTGGCGCTAATGCAGTTGCCGCAAACCTTAACGAAAACGCAAATCTCGTTTTCGGCGCTGGAAGTACCACTACGGGTATTTCTGGAGTAGAAATAGATTCTAGTACCTTAAATACTACTGCAACTCATCAAGTGAGATTGATTGATTTTTATGATACACCAAGTAACGACGCGACAGCGAACAACAGTGAATTGGTTATCAAAATTAATAACTCTGTTATGAATGGCGGTACAGGTACTGCAGGCGTATAATAGGAGGGTATTATGGCTATTAATAGAGCCCAACTGGCAAAAGAGCTAGAACCAGGCCTAAACGCCTTGTTCGGAATGGAGTATTCTCGTTATGAGAACGAGCATGCAGAAATATTTGACAATGAAACAAGTGACAGAGCTTTTGAAGAAGAAGTAATGTTAGTTGGATTCGGTGAAGCTGCTGTAAAGCAAGAAGGTTCCGCTGTACAATTTGATACAGCTCAAGAATCTTTTACTGCTAGATACACTCACGAAACTGTTGCATTAGCATTCAGTTTGACTGAGGAAGCTGTCGAAGACAACTTGTACGATACTTTATCGGCTCGTTACACAAAATCATTGGCACGTTCAATGGCATACACAAAGCAAGTTAAAGCAGCGAACATTTTAAACAATGCTTTCTCAACTGCTGG